GCGGGGAGACCCCACAGACAATGTCTTTTCAGCTTACCCGGGAGTTCGGAAAAAAGGAACTAAAAGTAAAGTTGGTCTTGAGGAGGCCTTCGCGGACAGAGAGGCGAAAGGCTTTGCGTGGAACAATCTCATGCTCCAACGTTGGACAGACCATAACGAGTCTGAGCACAGAGTATTAGACGATTATAATCGTAATGTAACACTAGTGGATTTGTCTGCACAACCAGATGATATTAAGCAACAAATAGCAGAAACTATTGCGGAAGGCGCAAAGCCACTTAGTCGCCCAATGGTAGGCGCACAGTTCTTAAAGTTTTGTGGCAAATACGATTTGATTAAGATGTCGGAACAATCAGACAGTTATGTTCGCTTCTTAGAAAAACCTTATCCGGAAAAATAATGTATATAGCGTATGCAGGTTTATTGATAACCGGTGGTTTGTTTATAGGATTTTTTAGCGGCATGATTATTGCCGCCATTATGGATTGGAATTATCGTCGCAAAAACCGTGTTCTAATAGAATTACAAAGAACCAATTATAATCGTCGCCCAGCGGCAAAATAAGGAGAAATAATATGGATAGTATTGTACGTTGGTATCAACAAAATTACACAGAAATTACTTGGTTTATCATTGGTTGGTTGTCATTGGATATGCTACACGAATTTAGTCGTGGCAACTACGAAGGCATGGCCGTTGATATGATTCTTATTATTCTTAACTATTTTCTAAATAAAAAATGACATTTAAAGAAATAATCGTTGCTGTTATTTTTTTTATTGCAGTGATATTTGCAATGACTGGGTCATGGGACGATAAAAATTTACGTAAGGTTGCGTACGATTGTAGCCTATCGGAAATTAGTCCCGACTATCCCATTCAAGTAAAAGAAGCATGTCGCAAAATGAGAGCCGAGAGGAGTACTAGATGAATACTGTAATTATTTTACTTGCACTATTTGGTATAAAACATTTTATAGCCGACTTTGTGCTACAGTTTGATTATATGCTTGGACAAAAAGGCACGTATGGTGCTGAGGGTGGTAGAGATCATGCTGGCATACATGGAGCATTAACTGCCTTGCTTCTATTGCCGTTTGTAAATCCAATGTCAGCACTAATGTTTGGTCTGCTTGATATGATTTTACATTATCACATCGACTGGGCTAAAACAAATTTAAGTCGTGGGTTGTCCACGTCAGACCGTAGGTTCTGGATATGGCTAGGAGCAGATCAATGTTTGCACCACCTTACCTACATTTTAATTATAGGAATAATTGTATTATGACTGAAGAACTAATTGCGAAACCGATTGTAAAGAACAAGATGTGGATTGTTGAGCTGTATGGCAACAAGGTAGGAAACATCATGGCCATTGAAGAAGGCGGATTTGTTTATGTACACAATAATAAACGTGAACAATTTCCTTCCATTAAGATGATCAGTGCCAAATATAATATCTCGTTTGTTAAGGCAGAAAAGCCCGTTAAAGAAAAACTTGATGTTTATGATGTATATGGCTTTCCTGCCGCAAGTAGACCGCATAATGAAGTATTAGACGTTCAACGGTATTTGCCTATCTATACTAAAGGTGCTAAGTCCAAGAGTTTCTTTTGTGCAGGCCACTATATCATTAAATTTAGTAGCACATGGGTTCGTGCCTACTGCCCTAAACTCATTACACTAAATCGTTATGAATATCAAGGCCCGTTTAAAACACAAGAACGTATGCAAGAAGCAATGAAGGAAGCAAATGGACAGCACTAGTCTACCCTTACACGTTAAAAAGTTTAACGAAAAGGTTAGAGCCATGAATCAAAGTAATGGCAAATTGCTTACACTAAATGCCGAAGAAGCTCGCAGTTTACACGCCGAAATTTATGATTTGATGGCCACAATAGCCGAATTATCAAAGGTCAGTGTTACTGCCCCAGGAATTACAAGTATTAGTATGGATGGTGGAGGTTTTAAATAATGTGCGTATATATTGAGATAAATAATTAGTACATCAAGGATAGCTAAAAAAATGTCAAGACCTAAACCAACCGTATTGTTGTACCATGTTAATAAAAGTACCTATAAGAGTGAGCAAGTTTTAGCCTCTGAGGGCATCTGGGCGGTCTTCTATGATAACCATCCTATTAACCTTAAGACCGCAAACGTACTCATTGCATACCCCGGTCCAAAATATAAAAAAGTAAGTTTTTCTAATAGCGGTCATGCTATCAACCTCTGCAAGAAACTAAACGTCTTGTTCAAGACTGACAAGTTCTCTGTTGTCTTGCTTAAAGCCGGTGACAAAATCTTCCCCTGATAAACGGTATACACAAAATCAGCTTACTAAAGTATTTGTAAAGCTGGGCGATATACCTAGCGTCACTACAAGTGAAATGCAGATGCGTTGGTGGAAGAATCCAACTGATCCACATAGCCTTAGGCTTAGCCTTCAAGGCTTACAGCTTGTTAAGGCTGTACTTAAAATGCAAAGTTACGAATTTGAACTTGCAGAAGAACTTACAAATCTCAACTTACTGCAATTAGAACGGTATCTTAAAGGTCCGTACTACTTGCTTAAACGTCAAAAAATAATTGTATTCGAAGAGGAGGAGGCATTGATGCTCACACTTCACGGAAACAACTTAAAAAGTTATTTAGAAAATTTAGAAAGCAATCATGATTAATGTATGTGTAGTCGGCGGAGGATTTAGCGGGTGGCTAACTGCTATAGTCTTAAAGAAAGAATGCCCAAAGGCCAAGATTACTTTAATCGATAGTCCTACCGTTGCTAAGAAACTTGGCGTTGGAGAAAGTTGCCCTGACTTGTTTTTAATGTGGCTAATGGATCATCTTAAGATTCCTGCATTTGACCGCAGTGAATGGCTTAAGTCTTGGTTATTAGAAACTAACGCATTTATCAAGTATGGGGTTAAATGGAATGGCTGGCTTGGAGACAACGACCGCGAGTTTCTAACTCCCTTTACTCCCAATGGTGATGCACATCAATTATTAAATGCAGGACTGCAACAGTTCCGTCGCCCTAGCGGTGATGCATATAAGATGTCTGACGTATGGTATGAACTGTTCCTGCAAGGTCGCAGAAACATCGAAGACTTTAATCGAGATCAAGGCGACGTATACTGGACTATTAATGCTAATAAGATTCCTTATTATAACGATCTATTCCATAATATATCAAACTACACTTGCCAAATTAATACTACCAATGCGGCCAATTGGTTCAAAAAGCATTACACTCAAGAACTTGATCAAGTACTAGAAATAACTATTGCAGACTTTGAAGTTGACGAAAAAGACATGGTACGTTCAATCACCGATACAGATGGTAATGTACACAAGTATGACCTGTACATTGACTGTAGCGGATTTAAGCGGTTGTTTGGTAAGAAGCTAGATTTTAAATTTAATCCAGGACCAACAAAGGTTAAACATCGATCTGCTGTAGTTACTATTAACAAATACAACAGCGAAGCAGATATTATTAAAGAAATGGTTCCGTATACATTCTTCAATACTATGAAGAATGGTTGGCGCTGGGAAATTCCTTTGTTAGATAGCAAGAGCTTTGGCTATGTTTATGATAAAGAATTTATTACTACAGAACAAGCTATAGACGAATTAACCCTACGCACAGGTACAGATCGTAGATTACTTGATCCTATTCTAGTAGAGTGGGAACCTAGTTGGGCAACAGAAGCATGGGTAGGTAATGTTGTTACTGTAGGTCTAAGCACAGGTTTCTTAGATCCAATCGACGGCAATAGTATTGCTACTCAGCGCCTACAAATTGATCATATTATGAGTGCTGTAAATCATCCTACTAGTTTAAAAGAAAGCAGAGAACTTTACAACGGAAAAGTAAATCGTATGTTTAACGATATTGCCTTACGTAAAGATGTAACATTCTGCTTGGCTCCACGCAACGATACAGCTTACTGGCAACGTAATAAGACCTTGTATGATAAAGAAGAATTATTAAACCGTTGTGCTGAACGTCTAAACAATAACGAGTTCTACGGTTCGTACCCATTGTTCTATGATAATGCCTGGCTAGTGTACTTTGTTTACTACGGTAATGATATTAGTCGGCGCTGTCGTAAAAGTTCTGCAGACTATTTAGACCTAGCAGACATATTCTTTAAGACTAAAAATCAAGTTGGACAGGCTCGTGCTAAACTAATGCCTAACCAAGTTGAATGGTTACGCCAAATCGGTGCTGACTTAACCAAAATCATTGACAGTTCTGCAATATGATGTTATAGTATTGACTGTAGCAAGTTTTAACCAATCCCGCATTGTGTCGGGTAACGAAGGAGAAAGTAAAATGGCCCAAAAACGCCTTGTCCGTAAATTCACGGAAGTTGTAGCAGAAGTAGAATCACAGCTCAAAGCACACTACGAAGTCACAGATAAAGATCTAGCGACTTGGAGAGCTAGAGCAAAAGCTCTAGTACACACATTCCCACATAGTACCATGATTACCATAGAAGATCTTTGGATCGACTATGAAGTTCAGCGTGACGTTATTCACAAGCACGTGATCAATATTATGAAGAAATGGGATCCACGCATTTGCAGTCCAGGATCGGCCTGCCGTATCAAGGGCAGTAACATCTATCTTTATGATGCACAACATCGTACACTTGCCGCGGCCATCCTTGGCTACACAGAAATTCCCTGCGCCGTAGTAGAAACAGACGATCCAAACTTTGCGTCGTATGCATTTGAAATGCTAAACGATACCGGTGTTAAAAGATTAAACCCAGGCGACTTGCATCGCAATGCGTTGGTTCGCTACAAGAACGGTAGCCGTGATATCAAGAACGTTCGTGCCAGAATAATGCAGGATCAGTTCGATACGTTAGAAATTGACTTGCAAGACAAAGGTTCACGTGCCAGTGATAACTTACGTGGTGATCACGATTACTTCTTTAGTCACTTCAAGTATGCACAAAAGGGCATTGAACTAGATGAGTCTGGCAAAATTCTGAATCAGATTCTCAGTGCTGTTAAAACAGTATTCCCGATGCAGGAAGAAATTGATCAAGGTTGTTATATCGGCCTAGTAGAACTACAACGCCTAGTGGGTACCAATCCCACACAATACAATCTGCCCAACGACTGGATGATCCAAGTATTGACCACTGCTAGAAAGTCATTCAAAAGCTCGGGACTGGTACATTCTAAATCTAAAACACAATGGGAATACAGTCACCCAGGTGCAGGATGGAATGCTCCGCTTGCAATGAGTAACTTCCTGCGTGAGTTGCACATACGCAATGGTGGTAAATTGAATTTACCATTCCACGGTGATGCCAGCAAGACCGGAATTGAGGATGGTAATGTTGCACCAGGACTATTTCCACAGGAGACAGTCTAATGGCTAATATTACATTAGTAACAAAACTAGCACCCAAGTGTTCATTGCCTGGGTGCAATAACCAAGTATCGTATCATAAACAATATCCTAAACTCGATGGTACTGTGGGATTTAAATGGAAAACCATGTGTGAAGAACATCGTGGTTCTAAAAAATACGAAGTAGATAACTTCAAGTTGAGCAACGGTTGTGCTAACCGCAATGGATCGGAGTATGAATTTCCTTGTGGTTCAACTATAACTTATGCAGGACAGATTGACATCAATCACAAGGATGGTAATCGTCAAAATACTGATCCAGCAAATGTTGAATGTCTTTGCCGTAATTGCCATTCTCGTGTCACACACGAAAAGAAACATCATTTAAATCGTTACAACACAGAAATACCTTTGCCAGATGGGTTTGATTATGCTTAAAGAATCATTGGAAAAATTTATAGTACCCAATTACGGCAAGACACGTCGTACACCCGAAACTTATCAGACCGTGGCCGCTTACTGTACTCGACGTATTGGGCAGTTGGTTGAAGATTATCATGCTGTGGAAAACGATCAACAGCTATTGCGAGAAATACGCAATGATATTGATTACTATCTACGCAGATATCACGAGTACTGTATTGAACAACGTGATGGCATGGAAGCACACTATCACGAAGTAGATGCTGATGAAGAATGGGATTTTGAGCATTTGATCCCGGCCAAGATTTTGCGAGATTTATTGCTGGGCAATGTTATCTCAATTTCCCAAGCTCTAAACCCACCTACAGTAAAATTAAGCCGTGCAAAACACATGGCTTTAAAAGATGCAGGTTGGGCAAGCAAAACACCCAGCATCTGGTTGCCGTTTACGCGATATTCAAACGTGTTTACTGCCACATATCAAACTCACGATGGTACTGTGATTGATCCGGCCACATGGACCTTGGAAAATCACTTCGAGTACTTTAAGCATTTGGTGTTGTAAAAACGCCACACTCAAACCCCCGCTAAAACCCCGCTAAAAACGGGGTTTTTTGCTGGTAAAATTTCGGTTGTGCCATAAATCCATTAAATGTATAATACTTGTATTGAAGTTAATAAACAGGAGCTAAAATGTTGAAATTTGCAAATATTGCCAAGGTTGGTGACACTATCCGTGCATACGATTTCAAACCCATGACAGGTCGTGAAGACTGCTATGTTGAAGGTGTTGTTGTCAAAGTTGACAACCGTGGT